ACCAGTTCCTTGTCCAAAACATAGCCGCAAATCTCGTCAATGTCAACCTTTGCAGCGGTTAGGAGTGCGTCATCTAGCTCTTTACCAAACATCATGTGCGGACCTTTGCGACGCCCGGGAAGGCCCTCGTTGGTAGGACGCCATTCTCTCCAAACCGCAGTCGGCAATCAGCGAGGCCTTTGCCGCACTCGTCCTTACTCTTGTCAGTACGTTCTACGCCGTTCTCGTCAAAGTTCTTTGCTCCAGCATAGGGGCAAGTAGCATTCGAGTAGTCGAACGTGTTGGTCTCTTCGTTGTGTACGCGGTAGCGATGTGTGCACACGTCCCGGATGACAATGCGGCGCGGGAGCTTCACACCGAGGTGGTCCATCGGTGACGCCATTTCCCACTCCACAGACGCTTTGCTCTGGGAAGTCCGTTGGTCAATCGTGTAGATTTCCGGGGGAAAGATAGCATCAGGATCAGGCGTATTCCCGTTGTCTAGGAATTTGGCAAAAGTGCGCAGCCGATAGAACGTGCTCCCCACGATGTCGCCAACGCCGTTGATGGTGTCAGAAACCAGTCCACCCAAGTTGGTGATCTTTAGGGTTGGACGCGGGAACGAACCTCGCCCGTCCCACTCGAAACCATCCACTTCACAATCCACTGCAACGTAGGTGTCCCCGCCGAATACAACGTGCTCGCCGTCGTCTGGCATGGTGGTGAAACGAATGATCTGGTTGCCTCCAATCGGTCGGGTGTCGATCACGTAGAGGCTGACGATAGCGTCGCCCTCTAGCTTCTGGGCTTCTTTGATGGCATTGGTCATATGGTGTACGTTCTCTTGATGTTGAATGACAGGGTCACCGTTTCATGTCCCGGGTAGGAAATGTTCAGCTTGCCGTCTTGACGCCACTGCTTCGGGGCGGTGTCTGCGGGGCTTTGCCATAGAAAGCTTCGGACGCTATTATGGCTCTTTAGGAAGGCGATGATTGTATTGGCATCCGCCTTGGGGTAATCGTCAAAATTCAGGCTCCACTCTTCCAAGGAAGTGTTGATTCCGTCTTCTACGATCTGGTCGTACCCATCACCGAACGCGGCCTTTAGTATCCGCGTTTCGGTGGTGAGTTTGGAGTTGCGTGTAGGGGGGAAATCTGGAAATGTCTGGAGTGCCATTTACATTCCTCTCGGCTTTAGCATACCGCCGTAACGCATGTTCTTGGCGAGCTGGGTTTGAACGACCGCTTCTACGGTTTTGGTGATCTCGGCACCTAGGAACTTAGCTTGGTCAGGGTTCATCCCGTCCCCGTCCCCAGCTTCGACATTGACCACGATGTCGCCCATATTGAAGGACGCCACGTTGGCTCCGCCGCCTGCGCCGTCACCCAGATCAACAGGGATTTTACGCCCCTTCGACAGTGGTACAACGGCTTCGTTGTCGTGCAGGATTGCGGGGATGCCGCCAGAAGTGTTGGCGGTGCCCTCGGCGAACTGAGGAGCGTTGTGGAATGTAGCTGCTGAAACCTTTCCGGTCTGTGGTGCACGCTTGTTGGAGTAGCCCCCTTCACTCATGAAGCCGACAGCCATCATGCCTAGCGATAGCGGGTTTAGGCCCATCGATGCTAGTCCCCCGGTGATGCCTCCGGTGGATGCCGCCATGCTGACCTGCGCCGCGTGCTGCGCTCCGCCTGCTACGATTGCCTGCTGGACCTGCGCGCTGTGCTGCGCACCGCCTGAAATTTCAGCAGCTTGGATTTGGGTCGCATTCATCGCGCCAGCTTGGATTTGCTGCGCCTGTACCTGCGATCCTGCAGTGCCCATGGCTGCAGCAATTCTGCTGGCAGTCTGTGCGCCTGCGTTGTTGATCGCCGCGCCTATAAGGGATGCTGCCTGCTGTCCGCCTGCTGCGATCTGCTGCTGCTGATCGCCGCCGCCTCCCAGCCCTGCCAGTCCATTGCCTTCCTTACGTCCCATCTTGTTCATGATGCCGCTGATGGCCTGATCAGCAAGGATGTCTGCCATGCTTCCCGCAATGGACGATGCCAGATCAGCGAAGTTTAGCTTGCCCGTCTGGATGAATTCAGACAGCGCAGAGCTTAGTCCGCCGATGGCTTCCATTTCGATGGTCTGCGCCGCTTCGATCCAGTCAGGAACCGAGTCCATCCACGCCTTGACAGGGTCGTTCGCCAGTCGCTCCATTGCCTCGTTCAGCTTGTTGTAAGCATGGACTTGGTCGAGGATTCCGGTGAGCTTCTCGTTGTCTAGACTGACGCCTGCGCGCATTGCCTGCGCCATGTATTCAGCTTCTTCGGACGACCGGGCAATGCCGTTCGCTAGAAGCATGTGAGCGTTGGCCTGCTCCTCCAGAGAGACGACCTGCTTAGCTAGGTCCTCATTCAAACTCCGCTGCAGCTCCCGCTGGTCGTATAGAGCCTTGATTTTGTCAGCACTCTTAGCGTCGTCCGACAGCTTGGGCTTAGCCGCCTTCTTTTTGGAGCCACTTTTACGCTTTGGGTCCTCCCATTCTGCCGCATTGTATGCGTACAGTCCTGCATCAGCTAGGGCCTTCTCCCCTTGCATAACCAATGTCAACTGCTCGTTGTAGGAGTCCTCCACCATCTTACTTGCGATGCTGGTGTCGATGCCCGCCTCAGCGTACTCTTTCATCATCTGAGTACGGTTAGCGCCCAGTTCCTGCATAGCTTCACGCTGGAATTTTGCCGCTTCTCTCTCGAACACAGGCAGAGATTGCAGGTCAGCCTCGAAACGGATGTCTGCAGCCATTTCCCCAGCCTTCGCCAGAAGTCCTGCACCTGCCCCGCGGAGAGTGTTCAATGCGGCATTCAGGCTGCGGACTTTAGCTGCAGCACTGGCCGCGGCGGCTCCCGCCTCGTCTGCCCCATACGCTGCATCTAGTCCCCCCTGCTCCGCCGCCGCTCCTGCTTGACGAACCGCTGTAGCGTTATCGAGGGCGGCTTTTGTCGCTACCGCCACGTCTGAAGGAAGTCTCGCAAAAACATTTGCCAGATCGTCGACAGACACGTAGGCTTCGTTTCCAGCCTGCGCTTGGCTCATGAGGCCTTTGATTAGGTCTTCAACTTCCTCGGTCACTTCCGGCATTGCAGCCGCAGTGCTCAGAAGGATTCCCTCGAAGTTACCCAAAGTCTGGCCAGCCACGCCTAGCTTTTCGAACTGACTTTTGACCGTAGTGGTCATCTGCGTTGCAGCGGGGCTTAGGGTACCCATCTTCTCAATGATGGCGTCGTAAGAGCTTAGATCGAACTTGGTGTTGGACAGCTCCTCAAAACTGATTAGGGCCGTTTCCACACTAGCAAGTACGGCAGGGTCGACAGCAGTAATACCGCTGCCAGCCTGCGCGGCACGGCTGTTGACTACATCTATCTTGTACACCAGTTCATCGAAAGATGATGCTGTAGCGCCGACTGCCTCGGAGTAAGCGGCGCGAAGCGCTGCTGCAGCCTGCTGGGCCTTGGGGCCTGCCATGGCAATGGAGTCGTACAATGGGCTGGCGGCTGCGTTGAAGTCGGCTGAACTCATGTTCTCAGCGAACGACCGTTCGATTAGAGAGAACATGTCCTTAAACTTGCCTGCTGCATCAGGATTGGCTTCCGCCATTCCTTCCATAGCATCCTTGAGGTCTCCTAGAGACTTCTCACCTCTGTACACCTCTTGACGCATATCCTTTAGCGCCATAAGAGACTGGTCAGTAGCCGTTCCTGTGAGAGCTACCAGCTTGTCTGTCTGAGCCTGCGCCGCCAACTGCATTGTGACAAAATCACCGAATGCGCTGCTCCACGACCCGAACAGGGCTTCGCCTTCTGGGAAGTTGGATTTAGCCCGCTCGATCTGGTTGAACATGTCGAGAGAAGTGGGTGCAGATGCTCCCCCTCTTTCGAACTGCGCAAACATTTCCACAATGTCCTGCGTTGCCGCTTTGGCTCCTGTAGACAGGTTCTCCAGCTCCGCACGGGTAGCGCCTACAGCGCGTAGAGCGTTGTTCTCGTCACGTCCCCCAGAAATATCGAACACACCCGGAGCTTTCGCTCCTGTAGCAATAGAGCTTGCTGTCTTCAATGAATCAAATTGGCCGCGGTTTGCACCGATCTTATTCGGGATGCTTCCTTCCAGCGTGACCAAGTCATCGATAATCTGGCGGATAGCTCCGTTGGTAGCTGTCTCCTGCATGGTGACACCTAGTTCTTCAAACTTTGCTCCACTACGGCGCACGGCGGCGTCTACTGCGGACATGTCGGACGCGGCATCCTGAGATACCATCCCGAACAGGCCCCGAACTTTATCCAGAGCGCCGGGGAATAGCATCAGTCCTGTGATGGCAATGCCGATAGGACCTGCCAGAGTTCCCAAAGCGGCTGACATGAACCCAAATCCACCTGCAGCGCGCGCGGCGATCTTTCCAATTCCTACGAGACTGGACGAAGACTTTGCCATCGTGGTCGCGTTGCGTCCCATGGACGCTCCCCACGCAGACTCTGCCACTGCCAACCGTCCGCCTGCTGCCGTGCGTGCCGCTAGAGCTGCAGAGTTTCCGGCGAGTGCTGCCGTATTAACGCCTAGCGTAGAGGTGTAGCGCTGGGTGGAAGCCTGCTGGGCAGCAAGTACAGCCGACCCGCTTCCGAATCGAGTGAACAGCGCAGCGAGCTGCTGTCCGGATACCGCGAAAGCGTTGCCCATTAGTAGGATTTGCTTAGCGATGACGCCGCCAGCAATGGCTTTAATCGCTGTACCGATCTTGTCGATGTTCTCGATCAGGTAGACAATGGCGTTTCCGCCCTTCTCTGCCATGTAAGCAAAGCCTTCGCCAAGCTTTACAGCGGCGTCCCGCGCCTCAGGTCCACGCATGACCTGCGTCAGGCGTGCGAACTGCTGAGCCAGCACCTGCATAAAGCCAGACTGAGCTACGGTCTCTTGGAACTTAGTGATTTCGTTGGATAGGGTGCCGAGGCTATAGCCTGCACGTTGGGTGGCCTTTTGCAGGCCCGGGCCAAAGCGCTTCTGCAGCTCGTCAGCGAACTTCGGCAGAGCGTCTGCAGAAGAGATCGCACCAGCTTTCAGCAGGTCCTGCAGCTCTCCGGTCGTGACGTTCAGGGCCTTTGCCATGATGTTCACAGCACCCGGAAGGCGCTCGCCGAGCTGGCGTCGCAATTCTTCAGACGAAACTGTTCCCTTGGACATCATCTGCTCAAGGGCCATGAACGCGAGGTTCTGATCTTCAGTACCCTTACCAAGAACAGCCATGGCTGTCGAGACAGATTCGAAGATTTTTCTAGTTTTATCTGTGCTAACCCCGGCAATGTCCGCAGAGATTGCAAACTTGGAGTAGTTATCACGAGCGGATTGCAGGTTGGTACCAAGACGGTTGGCTACGTCATCGATGTAATCCATTTCGCGCGCCGCGCCCTGCGTCGACCCTGTAGCGACTTCCATTGTCACCCGGAACTGATCCAAAGCATTACCTGCTTCGAACATGCCCTTAGTGAACGTACCGAGGGTGATAGACCCGAGCATGGTGCGGAAAGCAGAACCGACTTGGAACGTGCCACTGAACGCGTTTTCGAGTCCGCGCATGTTTCCGGTGGCGCGAGATAGTGCTTGGGATGTGGCGTTGGTGGCCCCCGCAACCGAGCGCATTTCAGCTTCAACCCGGCGCGCCGCATTTGCGGTATCACGCTCTGCCGAAGCTAGTCTTTTGTTCTCGGCGGTAGCTGCTGCCTTAGCTGCATTCACCTGCGCAATGCTGATCTTGGCCCGACCTGTGGTCTGGCTGAACTGGTCCATTGCCGTGCGCAGCTTCAACGCGGATTCAACCCCGCCAGACATATTGGCCTTTAGCTTGATCAACGCTTGGCTGACCTGATTAGCCCCGCGGGTGTCGCCCATCGCCCGGAGTGATGCGGCGAGGCGAACCGCTTCGTTCTCGGCGCGGCGCATAGCTGCGGCAGAGGATAGCTGGACATTCTCATTCTTTACGGTGGCATTGGTCGCATCGGTCTGCGACCGCATGACAAGGCGGGCCTGCTTACCAAGAGTTCCCAGCGCATTCGACGCGGTCGCTCCTGCAGACCGGGACGCTTTGTTCATCCCATCGAACGCTGCAGTGATTGCGCGGACGCTGGACGCTGTAGCTGCGTCCCCAGATGGAGCAGAGGCTGCAATCGGCGCAGTACGAACCTGACGGACAGCAGAGCGCGCCTGAGACGCTAGTTGGATTTGGCGGCTCAGGGCGGAGTTGGTCTTTAAGATAGAAACAGAGAAGGCTTCGGAGGTCTTCCGCGCCATGCCATAGGAATCCGAAAGGCCCCGCATCGTAGATACGAGGGTCTTGATCCCCTTGTTAGAGGACGTGGTCGAGCTGACAATTTGGGTTTGGGCCTTGGCGAAGGCATTCAGGGTTGTGACGTCAGCCTTGCTGATTCCAACGTCTACCTTGCCATTCTTCGCCAAGGAGTCTAGGTTCTTGCGGAGCTTGGTGAAAGCCCCTGTGCTGTCCCGCTCTAGATCACGAACGGCACGCTTCACCGCGTCTACAGCAGAGGTAAACTCCCGCCCACCACGCTTGGCGGCGGACGCGTCGATCTTTAACCGGAGTTCGTGGGTCTCTGCCATTTTTTAACGCCTTGAGGATGCCGCCTTAGACTTCTTCTGCGCCTTATCCATTTCCGCCTTCTGGCGGTCATAGAAGTGGCGTAGGTAGTGCCGATCTAGCGGAGGGATCAAACGTAGGATTTGATGGCGGTACCGCTGCTCGACCCTTCCGGTCAGCTCGATATATGCCAGCATGTCCTGCGCGGTGATGGGCACAGGTCCGTTTGGACCAACGCCTCTTTGTTCGGAGAGGAAGCAGTAGGCTTCCCATATCCAGTGCAAGTCTGGGAATAGTTCCGGGGCCGGTTCCTGAAGCGATTGAGGCTTCTTTTTGATCCGCCCCTCGGCGTATAGTTTCTCAAGCCACTCCTGCTTGTCGCCGGATGTACGCGGCTTGAGATACCACTTCAGGAACTCTATTAGTTTCCCTCAGATTCTCCGTCCGTCTTGCTGCGGAACGCGTCGCGTTCGCTTGCAGCTTGGTAGACGAACTCACGGAAGTCGGTGATGTCCATCAGCTCCCGGGCGGTCTCGACGTTGTAAGGGATTTCGTCCCCAGACTCGGTGTCGCGCAGGTTCTTCCAGTCGATCAGAACGGCTTCTGCAAGCTGGCGCTTGAGGACGTCCAGAGACTGGTTCGAATTGATGTCTGCGGGAGTGCGCAGCTTGCCTTCACCGAAGGTCTCGGTGACGATACGCTCATAGGCTTTCATCGACGCTTCGGAGCGCAGACGGCGTACTTTGATCTTTAGGCCGTAGAAGCCATTGACTTCTACCCATGCGCCTTCTTCTTCCAACTTGTTGTCGGTACCAAAGATGGCGTGGATGTTCGTGTTGAACTTGGGCTTGGTGGTGGTTTTGGACTTCGCAGTCATTTCATACCTCATCGGGGATTTAGGTGAGGGTGGGTTCGGCCCCGACAACCGTCGCCACCCTCTAGCGCCATGGCGATCTCGGAAAACCAAGATGTCGGGAGAAATGACATCCCCTTAGGGAATGTCACTATTTCTTACACGCTTACTTATTCGGGGAGAAGCGGTCGATCTGCATCATGCACTCGGTCACGGCGTCGCGGAACGCGGTGAACTCGACATTGTCCATGACGTCCTGATCGATGCCGCCCGGAGCGATTGCATCAGCGTTGAACTTCACAGCCGGAAGGGTGTATACAGCCATCTGACCATCGACGTCGATGACCGGGAAGGACAAGCTGACAGTCGCGTGGTTGATGAAGTCATCGAACAGGCCTTCGTCTTCGAAGTACACAGTCATGGAACCCGTCAGGTTGAAACGACCGGAGCCGATACCGCGCGAGAACTTCGAGCCGATTGCAGCCTGCTGACGAAGGTTCGCTTCACCAGACAGGGAGATCGACTGGATGGATGCGGCAAAGTCAGAGCCGTCCTTCTCGATGGTTCCGACGTTGGTCGTCGCGTTGACGACTTCGCCTGTCTGGGCGTCCAGAACATCATAGTCCGAGGTGTTGGAGAGCATCGTGGTCTGACGCAGGTTGGTTGCGCGGCCTTGGAAACCAATGGTTCCGGTGATGATCGATCCAGTGGACACTTCGAGGCTGAATGTGCCCGGAACCATGCCGTCCTGAACCATGTACTGGTTGACGTCATTGAAGGCAGTCTCGATGGTGAACTTGCGCTGGACGATGTCAGCGACATTGCCCGGGTTACGCAGGAGCGATCCCTTGACGCAGACCTTAGCGCCTGCAGCCACAACAGCGTTAGGAGCTGGCGTGGTCGTGATAGCAGCGCCTGTGACCTTCTTGATGGTGTATACACCAGTCACGCCGTTCAGGCCGTCGACAACGATCTTTTGACCGACGCGGAGTTGGCCTGCAGAGATTGCAGATGCGAACGGGTTGCCCGTACCGGAGAAGCCTGTGGCAGTGGAGGCGATGGTGGTGTCGTTCAGAACGACTACGTCATTGGCATCGAACAGACGTGCAGTGACGGTTCCAGCTTCTTCCACGAGGGCAGCGCCGGATACGGTGACCTCAGTGCTCCCGCCAGATTCAGCCACAGATGTGATCTGAGCATAGCAATTGTTAGCCGGATCAGTGAAACCCTTGAGAAGGATGCGGCGTCCGGAGACCAGATAGCCTGTTACATCCTTGCCGGATACGGTGATCTTGTTGGCTGCTGTTACAGAAACGACAGACCCCTTGAAGAAGTCGCGAGACATCGGACGGGACCATGCGCCCATCAGGAATGCAGCAAGAAACTCGTCCTGAGCACCAGCAGAATGTTCGAAGTTGATATCGCCGCTGGACATCGCCGATACTTCGGTGATGGCAGAAACCATACGGTCAGCACGAAGCTCATCCGATGTTACAGTTTCCTTCTCGGCAGTTAGGGAAGACGAAGTCAGACGGACTTCGCGGGTCTTACCAGCAGTTGGAGTCGTGCCCCACGTGGTTTCTTCAATGACCCGGATGGAAGTGCGGTTTGCGTCGGCAAAAGACACGGCGGAGGCCTCCTTGGATGATGTTGGGTCGCTTGGAGCCACCCCTTGTGAATCTCATGACATTCAAGGTGACATACGCCACCCCTGTGTCATGCACACTATCCAAATCTACCCAAAATGTCAATATACCGGACCAAACGGGTCAGGATATGACAGTTTTTAATGCCGAGTCAAGCTGTTTTTACATTTTGAAGTCGTATCTGTAGGGGACCCGCATCATTTGGCGGTGCTCTTCGCCGTCGTTGTTCATATCTTTCACCCCCGCATCCTTGAATACGATGGTTCCTTCCTCCCCTGCTGGGAGAGACAGACGGCGGAATTGCTTCGCGAGGAAGAAAGCGATGTCCCCGGTCTCGCCTGCGCCGCGGTCCTTTGGCCCGTACACATCGGCTTGAATGATCCCGACATTCCGGCTGTTCGCTTCTAAGCCGAGGGCCATGGGCAGAACTTCGTCCGAGGACAGCACGTAAAAGCGGATATAGACCGACGTCTTGGATGGCACTGCCTGCCCCGACATGATGGCAGGGACGTCTGGGTACGCTTCTCTCACCTTGTCGATGATGAAGGCCTCACAGGCGGAGATCATGGTAGGGGTCATTAAATTCGTCCTGACTGCAGGAGGGACATGAGTTCCTGAACCGTGATGCCGAACATGCCAGCAGGTGATCTAGGAACGTATGGGCGGGCAGGCAGCGAGCCATGCTCTAGTCCCCCGATGTGGGGTGTTGCGTTGGTGATCCAGAACGTCTTGTAAGGATCAGAGAAGTCGACGGTAGCTACCGTGGCCCTAGACACCGCCTCAGCGCCTCCACGGAGCTGCTCAGTGCCCAAGGAGAGCTTGTTGGTGGCCTCTACTGCAGGGCCTGCCTTCTTGCCTACACCGGACTTAGGTGCGCCGCTAGAGGCAACGTAGTTCATCAC